CTACTACAACAGCTGCTTGTTGTACTCCAGTCTTTGCAAGACTAACTCCAGCACGTAATTTAGCTAATTCTTCGTTTTGATCCATTTTATCTTCAGCTAACTCTCTAGCTTGCATTAATTTTGCTCTATTTAGGTCTTGATTTGCTTGATCAGCGTCTTTTTTACGTTGATTTTCCATCGCTCTAAGGTCAACCTCACGTGATTTTAATTTTAATAGAGGGTCAGAGTCAAATTGTGACGTAATTTCTTTTTCTTCCTTAGCAAAATCAGCTGTTAACTCTGCAATTAACACAGATTTTCTTGCTTCTATGTCTTGAGAGATTTTTTGTAGCTGTTGTTGAGCTTGTGGGTCTTGTTGTGCCATCATTTGCATCTGTTGTGCTTGTGCTAAAATTTCTGCAAACTCTAATTCTACCTGTTCTTGTGCCATTAGACTGATATGTTCTAAAATATTTTTCTGCATAGCAGCCATAATAGGTGGATTATTTCTAACCATGTTAGTTGACATAAAGTTTAAGTGAGCGGTGACATGTGCTCTGTGGTCTTGGCCACGAAAAGCTTGAAAAGGTTTACCGCCTAATGCATTAATGTGCTCTAATGCTGGATCCATTGGCTGCATTGGAGCTGGTGGAGGTAAAACCGCATCAATATTTTTTATACCAAGCGCCTCATACATCTGTCTATATGCAAAATATAGGTTATGTATTTGTGGGTTTGATGTTGCAAGTTGTAATTCTGTTTGTGCCATTGTAATTCTTTGTGCCATTGAAAATATATTTGGATCTGCAACAGGTAATATATCTACTCTTTCGTCAAAGTCTGCTTGTTTAATCTCTCTTGTAGCACCAACAACATCATATGGATAAACTGGTGGCAGATAAGTTTTAAATACTTTTGCAAGTAATTTAAATTCTGTTCTCATCGCAGAATATAATCTTTTATGTATTGCAGACATAACTCTTGAACCACGTTCTAATAATGCAACTGTTGTCCCGACAGCAGCAGCTTGATTACCATCTCCTACTTGCATATCAGCAATAGCTGCAAATCTTTGTCCAGCACCAACAACCACTCCCATTAATTGTAATAATGTTGGTGAGGGTTCTTTGTATGGTAAAGGCATAAATGCATCTCTAAGATTACCACCTGGTGCATCTACATCTCTAAACTCACCCGGTTGTAATGGTGATGCCTCATCTCTAACTCTAATACCTCTTTGTTTAAATCCTGCAGGTAAATTAGATAAAGTTCCCGCATCTAATAATTGACGGAGAGCAGCCGTTGCGGTTCTGCTCAATCCGCCAATCATGTGGATTAATCCAAAGCCATAAAATCCTAGGCCCGGTAAGAACTTGAAATGAACAAAATAATGGATCTTATTTCTCTTTGGATCAGTTGGATTATAGTTACGTCTTATCGATAGAACTTGTTGACTAGCTTCCTCTACGGTAACTATATAAGGTAATTTAATTCCTGTTGGATTTAATTCACTGTCTTTATCTTCAAAACCCTCTAGATCTAGATTTACATGACATTCTAAAAGGGTATACATATTTTCTTGTCTCCCGGTTTTTCTAGTCCCTTCTAGTTGTCTTTCTTTTTTTGTTAATTCATTGTTAGTGTCAGGTCCAGGAGGTCCTAAATCTATATCAGAATAAAACCCACCAACCTGTTGTTTTCTTAAATCATTTTCAGAAATTTTTATTGTATGGATAATTGATTCCGCATCGTCTAATGAGGTAGCCGTATACGGAACAATTAAATCCTCGGCAGGTATAAATTTACTTACCGCTCTTCCCAACAAATCGTCGTAATAAACTTTTTTAAATGTTGAACCCGCAAGTGGTAGATGAAATAACATCTGATCAAACTCGGGTTCATACTCTTCCATTTTTTCCATCAACTCATAATTCATGTAATCTTTTACACGTTGCGACTGTGCCTCTTTTGCAGGATCAGGTTTACCAACTATCTGTGTTCTTACTGGTCCCTCTGCTGGTAATAATTCTTTGTAAGCTCCGGCTTGAAACTGTGTTACAGCTTCTGCAAGAACAGGGTGAGTTGCACCTGATGCTCCTTGAAATGGTTCTGTTCTATTTTCGTATTTAAATCCTAAAAGATCTAGACCTTGGATATAACCTTGCTCCCAATCTTTTCTTGATGTTTTGTATTCTTTATAATCAGCGACTAATTCTAGACCAATTGGTTTTAAAACTTCGTCTGGTAATAATTCTGCTAGATTATCGAAGTGTCCTGGCTGACCTTCGATATTTACTTTGCTCGGATCAAAATTTACCTCAACGCTTCCATCTTCATTTGGTGTAACCTCGACCCCAGGATCTTGAGCCTCTATAGCTTTCTCCTGTTCGATTTCTATTTCTTCTTGAGGATCAACCTCTATTGATGTTTTTACGTTTGGTAACGACTTGTCTATATCTGCCATTTATATTCTCCGGGTTTACTATCTTAACTTGTTTTAAAGGAACATTCAACCCTTGTGGGTTAGGCCCTCTCTTAGGTGGTACCGTTCTTGTTAGTCTTTTAATCATTTATCTTTGTTTCTTTTTATCATATCTAAAAATGTATATGCATCACTCTCATCTACTGGATTTGCCGTGTCCGGCCCAACTGAAGATTCATCTAACTCTACCTCGTTATAATATCTAAAATTATCTGCTGCATCTTTCTTTTGTTTTTTAGTTAGACCTAATCCTAAATCCTCTAATGCCTCGACCACAGCATCTGCCTCTTCCCTGATATCTAGATTTATAGCAGAATCAAAATTTGCATCCTCAGGTCCCATACTCTCAACATCAACTGTCTTGTACTCAAACTCTGGTGCCTCAACCTCTACATCATATTTTTCTACCGATTGTGGAAACTCCGGATCAGACAAGAAATTTTGTTTTCCTGATTGACCAGGTTTATAAGTTATGGTGACTGGTATCTCCATGTCATAATAATTTGTCGTCCAGTCTAATGTAATCTCACCATCTCTATCGTTTTTACTCATCAATACTTTTTTCTTACCTAGTTTTGTATCAAGAGTTATCTCAAAGAAATCTGGCTCTATGCCTTTTATGTCTCCTCTAGATTTTAAAATACCTTTTCTCTCGATAGCATACACTGCATCTTTAAACCACGCTGGCATACCTTCAACAGTATTATCCATGATAGGTGCTGCTCGTACAACTTTTGCTGCTTTTGGTACTACGTCCATAAGACCAAGCATCTTGGCCATAACAACCGTTGCACTTGCACCGGTTGCCTGTAAAAATTCTCTTCGAGTCATACCTCTCTCACTTAAAACTTTGTCGACTTCTTTCTCTAATATTTTTTGTGTGGCTTTATCGTTTGGTAGGTTTCTAGCTTTTGCAAAAGAGTTTAATAATTTAAGACCAGGGAATATCGGAGCAGTAACTTCAGCGCCAAGACCAATGGTATCTGCAAAAACTTTTGGACCAATGGTAGAACCTCTCTCAATCTGTTTCTGTTCTTCTGCCTTAATTAATTTATCAATACCAACTTTTTTCTCTAATGATGTTGGTGTTATGTTTTCTAAAAATTCTGAAAATATTCCTGTGCCTTTGATATTAGACGGTAATGTATCTGTATAATCTTGAACGTAATTATTTTTACCTGAACCTGTAATTTTAAATGGACCTTTCTGTATTGTATCGGCTACTAATTTTCCTACCGCAGGCAAAACTCTTACACCAAATTCTCCAATACGAAGACCTGATCGAGCTAACACATCTGCATAATATGGATAATTTCTTGGATCAATAATGTCATTTAATACTTCTACAGGGTTCATAGTTTCTTTATAAGTCTGCATCTTTGGTAACTCTGCATCTTCGTTTGTAAAATAAAATTCTAATTCTTTTAAAAAATTATCATCGGCTCCTGCTGCACCGCCGTTGCTAAATCCTGCACGGCCACCGTTTGCTAAAAATTGATTAAATGTTTTATCTGGTTTTGGTTCATCTAAAACAGAAAGATCAACACCTTTCTCATCCATAAATCTATCTCTGGCTGCATCTATCTCTGCTTTTGATGCCGGTATATCTATGTCGTCAA